CTCTGAGTGCTGAAATTTTCCTGAGGATAGGCCAGTGAGCTGGCACTCTGCCAAGGGTGTCTAGGGTTGCACTGTAAACGAACTATCAAAGCAATTGACACTCCCACCTTCCTGTGGTTAACTGGGGGTTTTACTCATCAGTGTTACCTAAACACAGATGCAGCAGGTCAGTGTTAACACTGTCCGGGCAACTGAGTTGGTGTCTCATTCTCACCACACCGCACCTGGTGCACGCAAGAAATGGTGCCGTACACTTCCGCGTAGGGGGTCCCGCTCAGGGTGATGAGCCACTGGTTGAAGGTCCCAACGACCTCACTTTAAACAATCGCAGACACAATGGAAACGGCGTCAACGTATTCCTTTGCTTGGTCGGAACCTAGGGTTCGGGTTCCCTTTGCGGCTAATGGCCCACGTGTTTCCATCGCTGGCAGCGGCGATGGCACGTCTTCTCTTGCTGCTAGCTCCCACCGCGGGGAGTCAACTCTTGGTAGCGGCGAGACCATTGAGAGATGGTCCGGGGAGACTGCGAGCTTGGGCCCCGCGCCCTCGTGCAGGTTGAGGAGGAGAGGAAGGTTCACTCGAAGCTTGGAGAGGGCGGTTGTTTCTACTACTTGGTGGTCAGACCTCAGTGGTAGCGGCGGCTCGTCCCCGGCCCGTGCTTGGCTTGATTCCTTTCTCTCCGGAACAGATGCCAAAGTCTTGGACGAAAAGACTTTGGTAATCCCAACCGGCGAGGGCAAGGTGCGTGAGCTGCAGTTGTTGCAGGTTCCTTTCGAGAACGGCAGTCGGGCCAGGAGGGCTCTTTGGGTTTGCCCCGAGCTTGTTTCGAAGCTGGTGGCGGTTAGGCTGTTTAGAGCGCCTTCCGCTGGCCTTTTGGCTTCCTTGCGCTCGAGGGCTAGGCTGTGGGCCGATGAGTTGGGAGTGGATACCATGGACCTGGTCAGGTTTCTGCCAGGTTCTGTTGTCTTGGCCGCCGTGCCATCTCCTGATGAGGTCGCAGCAGTAGGCGCACTGCGAGGTGCCGCTGGCAGGTGGGGAGTTGACGTCTTGGGCCCTATGGCTTCTGGGCGTTTGGTCCCCAGCCCTGCTAGGCGCTTCGGCGACTACACCAAAGGTCCTCTTGCCTGGCTACTAGGCAAGACCGACGAGAGGCTGCTGGCGGCAGGTGTGCCGCACCTTCAAATGCCCGCTTAGGAAAGTTTCGGAATGGAGTCTCCTGTCTGTGTTGGCCGTGGTACTGAGGTGCCTTTGAAACACGGGTGTGCAGTGGAGGTGCCTCGTTTCGAGACTGACTTTTGCGAGCTAGGTAGGCGTACAATGTACAGACTTCACACACCGTGCCTACCCGGTGTGTGGAACCCACGGGTTCATTCCCCCTGTCACCACAATTTGGCAGAAGGGCTTCGTTTGAGGACTATGCGCGCCTATGAGCCTGCTACGGCGGCTGGCTTGCAGCACTTCGGTTCTGTTTGCCGGCTCCTTCGCAGGGTTGCGTTTGCGCGCGTTGGGTACTTGCAGGCTTCTTCTGTCGAGGATGTGGTGGCATCATACAAGGTGGCTAGGATGCGCGTACGTTATGAGGCGGCGGCTAAGTCACTCCTTGAGGATGGTCCTGCAACTCCTAGGGACGCTACTGTCAAGGCTTTCGTAAAGGGTGAGAAGTTGCTGCGCTACAAGGTGCACAAGCCTAGGGTAATTATGGGTCGCGACCCCAGGTTCAATCTGGAGTTGGCAACCTATTTGAAGCCCCTTGAGCATGTCTTGTACGCAGCTTTACGTGGCTTTGGTAGTAAGTTCCTCACCAGGACTAGACTTGTTGGCAAGGGGTTGAATGGAAACGAAAGGGCTTCCTTGATTCGCAAGAAGCTTTATTCGAGGCCTGGGTTGGTGGCTGTCGAGATCGATGGGGTCAGTTTTGAGTCCCACTTTTGCGAGTCGGTGTTACAGTTTGAGCACTCCTTCTACGAGGCTTTCTTTCAAGGTGATGAGCGTAAGCGCTTGGCCCAACTCCTTTCTTGGCAACGAGAGTTTAGGGGGAAAGGCGAGGCCGGCCTCAAGTTCACGGCGAAGGGTGTTCGTGCTTCCGGCGATTTCAACACGGGAATGGGCAACACGCTGGTTATGCTTTCTCTGGTTTACATGGTGGCGCAGCGCACTCCAGGCAAGTTCGATGTTCTTGCTGACGGTGACAATGCTTTGCTATTTCTGCCCGAGGAGCATATTGGCGTTTGGTCCAGGAACGTAGCAACAGTTTGTGGTTCAGCTGGCTTTGAAATGACTATCGAGCAGCCAACCTCGGATTTGCGGAAGGTGGTTTTTGGCCAGTCACGGCCGTTTTACGATGGCGTTAACTGGAAGATGGTTCGCGATCCTCTGAAGGTGCTTTCACATGCTGCTTGTGGTTATCAACATTACCACGACCTTCGGGGGGGCTTGCGAGTTTTGAAATCGGTTGCGTACTGTGAGGCGGTTTTGGGTGCTGGCGTCCCAATTCTCCAAGCTTATGCCCATTCGCTGTTGAGGGCGACGGAGCGGGTCAGCTTTTCTAAAGCTGAGCCTGAGGACTATTCCTACAGGCAACTCGTCTCTCGGGGCATTGATTGGGCGGCTGCTAGACGTGTTCCGATCTCGGATAGGGCGAGGTGTGATTTTGAGGTGTCTTTTGGGATTTGTCCTGAGGATCAAGTCCGTTGGGAGGAAGTTTTGTCCAGGCCTCTGGTGTTGCCAACTTCTTGGTCGTCAGTTTCTTATAATGACGACCATCCAGACATCAGAGCGGTTGGCAGTCTTCCTTTTGACGTGCTTGGGGATCCTTTTGAGTAGTGCTTACACCCCTGGGTGGGCTTTCCGATGATTACCTGTTGGCCCTCACCTGGGCCGACTGCAACACTTAGAAACGGGACTTAGCGGCCCTTCGGGGCAATCGCGGCGCCAAGGTACGTCCAGGTGAACCACCCGTTTCCGTGAGGTGATTTGTAGCGGGCTCCCAGGCGCTTGGGTCAGGTGAGAGCGTATCGGGTGCGCCCCTCTGGCTGCAGCGTATAGGCTTTGCCCACCACCCCTAGTAGAGGGGCAGGGCTCTGTAGGTAACCTCTAGGGACAACGTTTTCATCCAAACGCTGTTAATGGATGCCTGTTTGTGGGTGCACAAACCGTGAAAACCAGCTACGAGAAGCTGCGAAACCAGTGCTTCACACATACCCTAAAATCTTCGGTGGGCTGGGTTGTGTTCCTCAGAATGTCA